CCGGGCGCTCGCCGACGCACAGGGGCTCTCCCAGATCGACCAGACGCGCATCTGGCAGACGAGCTGCGATGTCGCGCACGGCCGCTGGAACGTCATCAACACCATCGGCAACGAAGCGATGAGCAACGGGTGGGATCCCGGCGCGTTCAGCAAGCCGTCCGACACCGGAGGCGTGCTCTACAGCCGCGGGAGCATGAACGGCGACGTCGTGCCCTACCTGAACACATGGGACGTGGCCGAGTTTGAGAGCCGACGCGATCTCATCAAGGCAATCACCGATGCGAGCTGCATCGAGCTCACCTACGGCGGATGGGATCAGAATCCGCACGGCATCGGCGTGCCGATCGTGAACATCGAACCGGCTTTCTTCCACGACACGCCACAGGATATGTGGGGCGATCGGCGCTGGACGGATCCGCGGCTGGCGCGCTACCTCGGAGGCGTCATGGGCGCGTGCTGCTCTGGCGGCGGGTTCGGAGCGTCTGACGGGCTCGAGTGCCGGCCGTTGGGGCCGAGAGCGGCTGAGTGCGCGCGGGCGTTCGTCCGTGGCCTGCGCGGAGCGTTCGTCCGATGAACCCGCTGCTCCGCCAACTTCTCACCTCTGCCGCCCGCGCCGCAGTCATCTGGATCGGCGCGCGCTTCGGCTCCACCGTCTCCAACGACGACGCGATGCAGATCGTCGTCGAATATCTGGCCCCGGCCGCGATGCTCGCGTGGGGACTGTGGCAGAAATACCGGAATCAGCAGAAGCTGAACACGGCGCTCGCGTCAGGGAAGCCGATGAGCGAGCGGCAGATTGAGCGGCAGATCGCCGATGGTGGCGCGGCGCCGGTGCTTGCGTCGAAGCATGAGGTGCCGGGTTAGGGCTCGTCCACTGGGAGGGCAGAGGCGGCCTCCAATTCCATAGCGACCTCAGCATAGGTCTCAGCGCACGCGAGCATCGACATCTCAATCGCAGGCGTATTGGCAACTGATTCTCTCTTGAGCCTCTCCGCTGAATCTCGCCACTTCGCCGCCAGCGCCAGCAGTCGTTCGCGGATCGTCCCCGCGCCGGAGGGGTCATGTTCCTTAGTCCAGCATCGCGCGCACAGCGTGCCATTCGGGATGTATTGAATAGTTCGGCACTCGCTGCACGTCTTCAGCTCGCTCATCGTCGTCTACTCCTTGCCCTTCAAGGCGCGGAACAGTTCGTCCTGATCGAGCGTCACGGACTCGTCGCCACGATGAACCGTGATGGTCTTCCAGTTCAAGTAGATCGTGAGAGATTGCGGCAGGCTCGACATCAACGAAATGCCGCCGGCCTTCGTCGGCGTGGTCTTCTGCTCTGGGTCCATCGCGCCTGCCGTCACGGCCAGAATCGCTTGCTCAGCTTCACGTCTCGTCATGGTCTACTCCTTGGGGGAGGCAGGCTTCTCCAAGAATCGCTCTTTGCGAACGCGATCCGCCACGGCGCGCTCAGTCAACCTGCGCAGCACTTCATTGCCATCGGCCGTCAGTTCGCACCTGTCGAGATCGGCGCCTGTGTGCTTCCACAATGGGCGCTCACAGATTCGACAGGTCGCGTCTTTCCTGATCGCCATCCTCTACTCCTCTCCCGCCTCTGGCGTCGGCGCGGCGACAGGCTCCGGTTGCTCTAGCGCCTTCCACATCTGGCAGTCGCACTTGCAGTTCAGGCACATCGGGCCGCGACCGCACCACGCGCACGATTCGTCGCGCCGCGATCGCTTGCCGCACTTCCAGCGGGCAGCCATCTACGTCTCCTTTGCTGGCGTCGGCGCGGCAACCTCAAAGACATGCCATACGAACGGCGGCATTTGAAATGTGCCGATGTGGCGAAGTGATTCGACGTCATCGATTGGATGCCCAGTGCTAATCACGCGGAACTGCCTCTGCTCTCGTGCTTGCGCACGGTCGCACAGCATCCAAATGCATGGCACGCCGCGCTGGACATCGACGTGTAGAGCACGAGCACCTCGCGGAGCGTCAAGTGTCACCACGTCAGCGATGTCGAACATGTATTTCCAAATCACCATGTCTACTTGTCCTTTGCTGGCGTCGGCGCGGAGGGAGCGGAGGCGAATCCGCTCAGCGTCTTCCGCGCGAGGCTGTCGCGCCAAAACGGCTCTACGTCGTACGAATCAGTAGAAATCATCAGCGACTGTTCGCGCGCATCGCCGAATCCTTCAGCGTAGGCCGCTTTGACGAGCGTGGCGGCATCCCATACCACTGCCGGCGCCGACGCCTCGCAGCCAGGCAGGGCCGACAGCGCATAGATAAGCGCAGCGGCTTCGTCTGCCCTGACGGTGAGCACAAGATAGAGTTCTCCGGCCCTTCGCTCCCAAACGACGGCGTTGCCTGCGGCGTCTCGTTCAACCGTCAGCCTGTTCTTCTGCTCGCTCATCACTTCGCGCCTTTCTCTGGAGCCGCTGACACCTGCGTGTCTGGTGCTGGCGACAAGATGCGGTATCCGTGAGCGTTGAGCCGCGGCAGGAAACAATCGCGCACCCAATGACGCGAGCTTCCGCCGCTCTTCTGGAAAGATTCGTCGGCTTCTCTCACGATTGCGGTAATAGCCGCAACGGTCTGAGCATCTTCTGACTGGTCGCCAAATAGATCGCTGACGCTGAACATGTGATTCACGGCTTCCCTTTCTCTGTCTCCGCTGGCCGGGAGACGGGCGACGACGGGAGGGTAGGCGAGGGCGGCTCTGGCGCGCTTAGCAAGGGGACTGCGATAGTCGAACGACAGCATGATCCGGCCACCGCCAACACCATCGATCTGCTCGTTCGCCATGATTTCAGCGAGCACGTCACGCGCACTCGTCAGGCTGGCGATCGTGGCCTCGGCGGCCTCCTTGGCCTGCTGTTCGTGCGCGATGACGCGATGCAGGTTCGCCACACCGCTTTCGTGATCGCGGATGATCTGCTGGGCGGCGTCGAGGCGCTGCTCGGCGGATTCGCGCGCGCGTATCGCCTCATCAGCTTTCGCGGCCATGTTGATGGCCTTCTCGATGTTCTGCCAACGCGTCGGCTGGTCGAGTGCTGGCCGCCTCGACATGACAGCGTCGATCATGCGCAGTTCCGCCGTCACCTGCTCCACGCGCTGCTGGAGGGCGGAGAGGGCGTCGGCGACTTGCGAGCAGAGGTGACGGTCAGCGATTGACGGCTGGATACCGAACGCGGCCCTGTAGCGCAGGCTCTTGACCATCTCCGCGATCCGCGGGTCGGGCGTCGCCTGGGGGCGGGAGAGGGCCGCATCACGAGCGCCACGACAAATCGCGTGCTGGCACGTCGCAAAATTCGTGGAATGCTTCCCGTGCCCATCGTCGTCGTCGCTGAAATGATGTCGATGATGGCAATAGGCCGCCTCGCCAAACGCGCCATCGTTCACATCTACCATCCCGGCTCCCTCCGTCGTCTCCGTCTTCGGATCGGGGATCATGGCCTGCCTTCTTCGTGCAGTCTGCGCAACAGTTCGGCCGCTTCGTCTTGTCGAATCGGGCTCACCGACGATCCGGACATCCACGAGATCAGCGTGCCGAGCACTTTTTCGATGTTCTCGATCCGCAGGCGTTCATCGCTCTTGTAGTCGTTCTTCATGACTGCTCCTCCTGCGGCGCGGTCCCTGCGGAGGCAAAGACCACGGCGTTTCTCAGCGCCTGAATGGTGTCGTCTTGGTCGTATTCGGCCGCTGCGGTGTACAACGTCAGCGATCCGAGAAAGGCGATAGCACGTTCGGCCGCATCGACCAGCGCGGCAACCTTCGTCTCCTGCGCTGCGGCGGACGCCTCCTTCTGGTATTCGGCTTCGACGCTGAACGGTGGACGCTCGTATCGCTTGCCGAGCGCGCTGTGGACGGCGGACGCCTCTGCGGTCGGGCGGCCACGAAGCGCAGCGATGACCGGATCGAGCCCGCTTGGAAACTGCTGCATCACGCGCGCCTTGACGCACAGATCGAGGCTGCACCAGATGTCCATCAGGTATCGCTCCGCCTCCTGCGGGGCGGGCGCCACAGACGCCTGGGCCAGCGCGTGGCCGATGACGTTGTAGCAAGTCGGACAATAGCGCACCGTCACCGAAGCGGCGCTATCCGGCGTCACGGCTACGCGAACCAAATGCGCGCATTGGCACCCGTTCCCGAGGCACTGCATATGGACGCCCTCAGCGCACGCAATGCACCATAACTGTTCTCGCTGTGGCTCACTCATGGTCGCGGCTCCCTCCGGCTCAATTTCATGCCATCGATCGTCGCACGTCGCAACCTCGTATTCGTTCTGAGTCGCGATGAAACCTGGCAGGTCTCGCCACGATGATCGGCAAGTTGGGCACCTCATCGGTCCTCGCCGGTGCGGTTGATCGCGTGTGTGGTGGTGACGGCGTTTAGAATTTCGGCCCTCTCGCGGGCTAGCGCAGTGAATTGGTCCCATGTGAGATCCTGCCGCGCCCACCAACTCGTTGGCGGCGGTGTTGCCTGCAACGCGCGGGCGATATGTCGGTGCTGCGAGGGGATGCGGGGGTCAGGCTTGATGGTCATGGCTGATACCCGATTCCATCGGTCGGATGAAACGGTCCTGTTGGGCGTTTGTCTCCATCGAACAGGATGTAGACGTAGTGGCCTACTCGCGTATTTGTGAGACGGCCAGCCCTTCCTTTGACGGTGACGCGCACGCCGACATACGCAGGCACTTTGTAGTAGTTGCGCACGTATTGATAGCAGTCTGGCTTCACCATTTCGCCAATCCCTCCTGCAGCAACCAACGATGCAACGCCGCGCACATCCGCGCGTCTGCCAGCGCGTCATGCGCCCCATCGATCGCGATGTCAAAATACGCGCACAGCGTGCTCAGCTTCCAGTTCGCTGGCGGCATGCTCTCGGGATTCTCGTCGAAGTAGAACACCGCACGCTGGAGCACGTCGCGCACCGGATACTCGGCCGGCAAGAACTGCGTCCCGAACAGCTCGCGTAGCCGTGGCGCATCGAACGCGGCGGCATTGTAGCCGGCGAGGCGTGCGACACGATACGGCTTGCCGGCCTTGGACGTCTTGTCGATCGTGCTGAACGGACGCAGCCACGCCGCGAAACGTGACGCCGTGACGCCGGATGACTTCGCATCGACCCACGCCTGCGCGGTGTAGTGGTTCATCGCGAGCGCGGCCGGATCGGCGTCGGCCTCGGTGAACGCAATTTTCTGCTCGAAGGCGCCGAGCTCGATCGCGCCGTCCATCGCGACTGCGGCGAGTTGGATGCTTGGGTGCTTCGGTTCGATGCCGCCTGTTTCAAAGTCGTAGTAGACGGTGATCATGCCGTCGTCTCCACGACTTCCACCGCGTCTCCGAGATCGAGTCCTTCGTCTTCGAACAACTCGAGATCCACAATGCTCTGAGAGTAGGCCGGGAACGCCCCGGATGCCTCGCACACCTGCAACTGCTCGATCCACAGCCGCCAGAGTCGCGCGCCGAGCTCGATGGTGTTGTCGGTCAGCCGGTAGACCGTGACGACATGCGGCGGCGCCTGCTCAACCGCGACGATGTAGCTCTGCGTCACGGGCGGCAGCTTGGCGAGCATGACGCCTGTTTCGTAGAAGCTCATTTGCGCGTGGTAGGCGTAGCGGCGCACCTTGAACGGGAAGAAGCGCGGATCGCTCGTCTCGCCCGTTTTCAGGTCGCACAGGAAGCCGTCGCCGCGGACGTCGGGTGTGCCGCGACACGGGCGGCCGTTGAAGTCCCAGTAGATCGTCTCCTGCCGCACGCCAGTCAGGAGCCGCATCGCATCGGCGCATTTAGTCACTGACTCCGCGATGCCGTAGGCGATGGCGCCTTCCTTCTGTGTGACGATCAGCGCGCCGGGGTTACGCTCGCAAAAGGCGTCGTAGTCCTTACCGCGCCGCACCTGGCCGGGATAGGACAGCACCTCGCCGCCGAGCAGCAGGCGATCCGCGGCCGTGCCGGTTTCCATCGCACCGGTCGGTTCGGGCACATACGCGGCGTAATGGGCAGGCGACTTGCCCATCAGCTTCAGGCGAGAGAAGCGGAGTGGTTCAACGTTGCGCATTACGCTTCACCTTCTGAGCCTTTGCGCGGTGCCACTCTAATTGCCGCTCAAGGTCTGCAATCTTCTCGTTATGGTAACGCACGGACCACGTGAGACGTCGGGAGCCGTCACGCGTTCGTTGCAGACTGCGCATGTTGGCCTCCTGATGGTCGGCGCATTTCTGCCGAGAGATGGCTAGGGCTTCCTCTTCGGTTTCTACCAGCTCGTCGTAATTGGCCGATCCTCCAGCGACAGAACCAACCCGCCAGCGCGTGCCGTGCATAGACTCCACACGTGCGATCTCAAAACGAATAGCTGCCGGCTCGTATTCATATTGCTGGATAGTTCCTTGCGGCCCATTGAATCCAAGCCCACATCCTTCGCACAAAACGGCAAACTCTTCGCCATTACCGAGCGTTACAACTACAGAGAGATTTCCGAAGCACACAGGGCACGGCACTTCAACCTTGCGCGGCTGATGCGCTGGCAACCACTTCACGTCGCCAATCGCGAACGGCACGGTAAAAGTTTCCATCAGGCCACCTCGCTTTCGGCTGGCTGAGCGGTCGGCTCGGCCGACTCCGCACCATTGCGCACTCGCGGCTTGACGTTCCGGATCCGGATGCACTCGACCGTCTGCGCTCCAAACGTCGTCGTCGTCGGGTAGAGCGTGATCGCCTTGCCGATCCACAACTGCGAATCGAATCCGCCATAGAGCCCGGCGATGACCCGCGCGTTCGTGATGTTCAACGCGAGCGCTTTTTCCTTCCCCTTGAATTTCAGGACCGGCTTTTTGTTCGACTTGCCGCCTTGGCCGACGAGCGTGCCGCCCTTGACCGATTCGATCACGACGGTGACGTCCTTGCCCTGCAAATCGAACGCGTAGAGATATTCCTTGTCGTAGAGCGTCCGCACATCCATGTGTCTTCTCCTGTGTCATGAGCAACCGTAGCCGCTCGTAAGAAAAGCGGACCGTGCTTTCTCACACCCGTGACGGTCCACGAACGGGTAAGGGGCGCATCGAACTTGCCAGCGCGACGCGCCGGAGGACGTTAGAAACGACCGCGCTGCATGATGTTCAGCAGCTCTTCCAGATCCGGATGCGCGTCCAGAATCTCGCGAGCGCGCTTGGCCTCGGCGAGTCGTGCCTCCGCATCGCGAACCGCACCGTCGAGTCGCGTCTTCAGAGTTGGAATGTTCGCCTGCTTGGCTTGCAACGCGTTGCCGCCAGATTCGATGTCTGAATACATGCTGAATCCTCCTACGTGTTGGACGGGTCCGTCGGCAGTCCCTTGCGCTTCCTCGTGCGCTTCGGCTTGTCAGGCGCGTTCGCGTCGCCGTCGCTCATGATGTAGTCGCGGATCCGCTGCAACTCGGCGCGGTCCGCCTTCAACTTGTCCGCCAGCGCTCCGTCGGTGCCGTTCTTGATGACGTACCCGGCGATCTGATCCACCCGTGCGAGATCCGCATCGATCCGCGCCACGAGCTTGTCTACTGCACCCTGCTTTGCCATCTGACCTCCTGAGTTACCGTTGCCAGTCCCGTTTCTGCTGCCGCTCAATCCGCTGCATCATCCGCCGCAGCCGCACCGTCACGCCGATCTCGATGCTGACCCAGACGATCGTCACGGCGAGCACGATGCCGAAGGCGGCTATGAGAGAGTCGGTCATCGCTCCTTGCGCTCCGTCTCGGGCGACAACTGGCGCGCGATGTCGCCAAGGTTGGACATCACGTCCTGATAGATGCGATGCTGGACTTCCATCATGACGTCAGCCACGATCGCCCTGATGCGTGTGCGTCGTCTCGATCCCGGCGGTCCAACTCCAACTTCGGCGTAGATGCGATCCGAGAGCAAGTCGATGTAGTTCCCGTTCATGCGCTCCTCTTCCCCGGCAACACGCTCCGCAGCACCCGCACGACGTTGACGAGGCGCTCGCGGCCGTCAGGTTTCGCGTAGATGACGCGTGGCGGCTTCGCATCGGCCATCACGGCGCGCAACGCCTTGCGCAGCTCCGTCTGCGTCAGGGCGCGTCTCATCGTCCTTCTGCCTTCGATATGGCGGCGCGGGCCACAACCTGAGACTGGTTGTTCTCTCCGCCGAGGTGATTAATGCGCTGGTAGTCCTCGATGTAGGACAGTAGCATCTTGAGCGCCCGCAACAGTTCGTCGCACTGGCATGGGACTCTAGATCTATACAGGACCGCTTCTGTGCAGTTGCATCCACTCATCGCGCCCCTCGCATGAACTCGCGCGAATGCCGCGCGCAAATGCCGTGCGAGACCTCAATGCCGAGCCACTGGTGAAAGCGCGTGCGCCAGCGGGAGGCGAAGCACCAGCCGCAAATGGTCACAGTCATGATCGGCCCTCGGCTTTCGCTATGGCGGCTTTCGCTGCTGCGAGTGCGCGGACCGGTTCCAGCACCTTAATGGCCCAGTCCGAGCAGCCGTCACCATCGGTGTTGCGGACGAAGTATCCGGCGTCAAACTGCGCCAGCATGTCACGGAGCGCATTTAGCAACTCCGGCGCGGAAATGATAAGTTGCGCGTCGGCCCGGTGAAACGAATTGATCGCCGAGCCAGACACTTCACAGACGTATTCACCATGATCGCCACCAAGGACCATACGGTCGTGATACCACCACGGCCCCGGCGTGTGCCCGCTCATCGCCCCACCCCCGCCGAAAACACCGCCTCGCCCCACGCCCGCGGCCAGTCGCGCCCGCGCACCGCATGCCCCGTCGCGCGATGGTGCGAATACGCCTCATCGCCGCGCCCGCGCCAGTCGCACGAGACGCAGACGTAGGGCTGCGCGCGGCCGGCGTTCGGGTCGGGTGCGTCGTCGCGCTCCCATGTGGCGATGGCTTCGGCGTCGGTCAGTCTCGGCATTAGATGCTCCTGTAAATCCATGCCCAACGCATGTAGTCTTGGTGCTCAGACTCGCAACTTGAGCATCGCGCGTCTCTCTGAAATTTGTCTGCGCCGCATCCGCACTTGAATGCGTTGGGTTCCATCGGAGAGCGCCGATTGACCTGATGGCTGGACTTGTGACGACCGCAGACGCGGCACACCGTCTCGCCCGGCGCAAACAAGCCCGCGCACCTCATCGCCTCGGCTCCTGCGCCTCGTCCGCGGCGCGCTCAACCCGACAGTCGTAACAGTCGCACTCAGGCCCGTGCGCGCTGCCGCATCCGTCAAGGACCGCGAACAACTCGGGGTGGCTTTCGCGCGTAATCGTGCCGTGGCTGTAAAACCCGGCTTGGCGACGTTGCTCGTCGTGCGCCAACTCTTCGATGTCGTCCGCGTGCTCGTCGGCCGTGTGCGGGCAGTTCCAGTCGCACACCGTCTCGCCGGTCGAGCGGTAGCAGCGGTAGCAGCCGTTGCAGATCTCGTCGCAGTCGCACAGGGCGTGGGGACGGTTCGGCATGTTAGCGGCGCTCCATCTGCAGCACGCGCGCCGTCTGCTCGCCGACCCACCGCCCCAACGCGTCCAGGCCGCGATTCGCCAGTTCCGCGCGGGCGAGCTGCGCCAAGTCCACGTCCCCGGCCGCAATCAGGCGCAGCCAGGCGGCGGGCAAGGTCTGCATGTCGTGGGCGAGGGCGCGAGTTGCGATTGAGCGAGAGTTGATGTTCATCGGTAATCTCCACCCACACGACGGCGAGCCCTGTCGATCATGAGCCGCTCGATTTCAGCGTTCGCCTTCGCCAGCAACGCCTCGCACATGCCGAGCAGGTAATACACCTTTCCGAATTCGTCGATGCCTCGGAAGTCGGCGCGGGCGCGAAGATCTGCATCCACGGCGGCGACGGTCGTTGGGAGCGGCTTGCGTGCGGTTGCGTTGTCCATGTCCAAATCCTACCAAACCGCTTGGCTACCGTCAACAACTATTTTTAACTATTTTGCGGGGGCCAGTTTTAGGCCACTTTCCGGCGATTCGGGCGCGGACGCTTAGCGTTTTCGCGGGCAGCAATCGCTTTGGCCTCGCTGCGCACCTTGCCGCCGAGCCTGCCCAATTTCACCGCGTGAGGATTTTTCCTGCTCATGGGGCTTGACTATAGCGAAGCGGTCGGGTATTGTCAAGCGCATGGACAACACAAAGGACGGCGGACCAGCGTTTCCGAGCTTGGCACGCGACGGCAATTGGCAGCCGCACCACGACGGCATGTCCCTCCGCGATTACTTCGCGGCGAAGGCGATACAAGGATTGCTGGCGAATAACGCCAACTACGGCACAGACGACGGTCTGGCGCGCGACGCCTACGAATTCGCCGATGCAATGTTGCGTGCCCGCGCCATCGTCGCCGAAGTGCAGCGGACGGAGCCGGCCGCCCAGTCCCCCGCCGACATCCAGCGCGCGCATTTGGAGACGTTTGGGAAATGATCGTCACCAAGCGGTGGTTTCGTTTCTGGCGCAACGGTCCAGGCATCGCGTGGAAGCCAGCGAACGCGCCGATGCTGTTCTCTCAGAGGGCAGGGCGCACGCGAACGATCGTCTTGTTCGGCCTGCGCTTCTGGCGGCTGCGAGGGGGCCGATGACCCCCGACCCCTGCCGCGACTGCCTCCCGCTCGCGACGACCGCCATCATCTGGCGCGAGATGTGCCGCGCCTGCCTTGATCAGTTGGCGGGGGCGGTGCGGGAGAATGAGAGGCTGCAGGAAATGATCGGGCGCATGCGCGACGATTTTCGATCCGAACGCGAACGGCTGCGCGCCGAGTTGCAACAGGAGCGCGAGCGGTATGCGCGGGCGGCGTTCGGAGTCAGCGCGTGAGCAGCCCAAACCGCAGCGTGACCCTCGTGCGCGTCCTCTCGCTGTTGCGGCTCCTTGAATGTCGCGGACGGCACACACTGCCGTCACTCGCGCGGCGGTTCTCGGTGACGACGCGGACGATTCGGCGCGACTTGGACGCGCTACAGGATGTCGGGTATCCCATCGCGCACGATGAATGGGAACGTGGAAGCAGCACGCACGGACTGTGCTGGTGGCTTGAGAGAGGAGAACACAATGACGATGTGTGCGTACAAGGGCGGCGTGCAGCCGTGCGTCGCGGAAGCCAAGCCGGGCAACGCGCGCAACTACTGCGGTCCGCACGAGGCGATGCTGATGCACGATTACGCGCTCGCGTTTCGTCGGCGTCAGCGACGACACACGGCGGCCGATGCGGAACGGTGGGCGGCTACGCGCGGGCTGGACGTCGCGACACTGCAAGAGGCGGGCGCGAAAATGACGGACACGACGCGGCCGTTGACGGTCAAGGCGGTGTCGGACGTGGACGCGCTGTGATGACGCCAAAAGAACGCCGCGATGCGCAGATCGAGCTGCGCGATTGGGCGACGGACTTGGAATTCCGCGATCTCAACGGCGACGGCGGAACTGACGCGCGACGCAAGCGGTGGGAGCGCGCCGTGTTGCTGAAACGCGTCGCCGCCGAACTTGATCGCGTGCCGGAGGGGCAGTGATGGACGAATCTTGGCGCCGCCTCCAAGTCGTCCGCGTCTGCGCGAAGGGCCACGCGGCGGTCACGTATCTCGCTAAGCGCAACGAGCCGGAGCCGCTGTGTCCGGCGTGTGCGGTCCGAGACATGAGCGGACGCCTCATCGCGCCGCCGCAGACGGAGCCGGCGGTTCGCGCGCCGGGGCCGTGGGATAGTAACGGCAAGTGAGCGTCTACTACAACGAGATCGATCCGTTCGCCGCGGCCTGGCTGCGCGAGCTCATCGAAGTGGGGCTGATTGCCGATGGCGAAGTCGACGAGCGATCGATCGCAGATGTCGCTGCTGACGACGTGCGAGGATTCACGCAATGCCACTTCTTCGCCGGCATCGGAGGGTGGAGCTACGCGCTGCGACTCGCCGGATGGCCTGACGACCGGAGAGTATGGACGTTTTCGTGTCCGTGCCAATTCAAGTCGAGCGCGTCTCGCGGCCGAACTGTCGCGCGTGATTGGTGGCCCGAACAGCGGCGTCTCGTCGTTGCAGCGCGCCCTGACTGCTTCTTTGGTGAGCAGGTTGCCGCGGCCGTCGAGTGGTTCGATGGCCTCTGCACTGACGTGGAAGCCATGGGCTACGAAGTCGGGTCGGCTGTTCTGCCGGCTGTCGCTGTCGGCTCAGACCATGCGCGCCCTCGGATTTACTTTGTCGGCCACGCCGACGGCAACGGCCAATCAATCGTGTCCGTCGATGCAGAAATGGATCGGATGTCGAGGCGTCGACGTGACGCCGGAAGCGTTCTGCCGACGCATGGGCTATCCAGAGACGTGGTTGCGCGCACTGGATTCGGCAATGCCATCGTCCCGCACGTTGCGGCGGCGTTCATCGAAGCGTATATGAGCATTTCAGAGGAGACACCATGAGCATGATTTGTTGCGAAGGCCCCCGCTGCAACGCCGGCCGTTCCGCCGCCGACCGCGAAGCCGACATCCTGAACGGGATGCCCACCAACACGGGCGAGCTCCGAGACGCGGCCTGTGCGTATGCGCGCGGCACCGTCAGCAAGCAGCTCGCCGTCACGCCGCACAGCCTGCAAGGGAGCGACGGGCACGGGCATTCGCTGTTCAGATGCGATTACTGCGCGCACGTGCGTGTCTACGGCAATCGCGAGACAGTGTGGCGTGGCTGGTCGGTGGGCGCAGTATGAGCCTGCTGTTCAGCGTCGATCCAGGCACGATCCAGTCCGCCCTCGTCGTGCTCGACACGAGCCGCGGCGACGCACGCGTGCGCGAATCGATGACCGTGCTAAACGATGCATTGCTGCCCAAGCTCGAGACCGCGCCGCTCGGCTCGACGCTCGTCTGCGAGGCGATCGTCGCGATGGGCATGGCGGTCGGGCAGGACACCATGACCACGGCGTGGTGGACCGGCCGCATCTATCAGGCGTGGCCGAACGCGCAGCGCTTCATGCTCTCGCGCGGCACCGTCAAGATCCACTTGTGCGGGTCGATGCGCGCGACCGACGCGAACGTGCGGACGGCGCTGCTCGATCGCTTCGGGCCGGGCCGGGAACTCGCGATCGGCACCGTCCGCGCTCGAGGGCCGCTCTACGGGATGAAGGGGCACGAATTCAGCGCCCTAGCAGTAGGCGTGACGTGGCTGGATCAGCACCCGAACACCGCTACGGGTAGTATCTCCAAGACGCGACAGCCGCCTATATTGGGATTGTCTCAGCCGTGACAGAGGCGTAAACTTGTGTTTTCGCGTAAGATTAACCAGAGCTGAGAGGGACCTCATGAATCCCGCGCTGCGCGTGCTTGTCCCACGCGCAGCCTCAGCGCGCTCCTGACAAGAGGTGCCGCATGGTCGAACGACTTCCCGACAACGCCCACACGTGCTTTCCTTTCCGGTTCCGCATTCTCAAAACCGTTGAGTGCATCGTCACCGTCGATGCGATGTCGCAAGCCGACGCCGACAGACGCGTGCGCGACCAGTCGAATTGGGCTGACGAATACGACGTGGATATGCCCCACTGGGAAGTGCTCGGTCCCGCGTGAGCGTCGATCGCGTCGTCCCGTTTGGACGCCATAATGACGCGCCAGTAGACGGCCTGCTGCTCAACCCGAAAGACCCACGCAAAAGCGCCAAAGCGTGGATGGTCCGCGACGCGCTCGAGGGTCGTCTCTGGTTCGTCGATGGGCAATTCTTCGTGTGGGACTCGCCCGTCTATCGCGTGCTCACCACGCAGGAGCTCCGCTCGCGCCTCGGTGCGTTTCTGGACAAGACGCTCAAGCCGATGAGCGGCACCAACCCGTCGCCGATGCCGTTCCAGCCAACTCGAGACGATATCTCGCTGGTGCTCGACGCGCTCCAGCAACTCACCTACACGCAGGCCGTCACGCCGTCCTGGCTAGAGCCCAACGCGATGGACCCGCGCGACTGCGTCCTCTGCACCAACGGCATTCTGCACGTCCCGACGGGCGTCATGACGCCTCCTACGCCTACCCTGTTCAGCGTCAACGCGCTCGACTTCGCCTTTGATGTCGAGGCCCCAGAGCCGACGCAATGGCTGCGTTTTCTCGACAGTCTGTGGCCGGACGAACCTGAACCGATAGCGCTGTTGCAAGAGTGGTTCGGCTACCAGCTCACACCAGACACGCGCTATCAGAAAATGCTTGTCATCATCGGACCGCCCCGCAGCGGCAAAGGCACCATCATTCGTGTGCTGCAACGCCTACTCGGCGCCCCAAATGTCTGTTCGCCGACATTGACGGCGCTCGGGCAGCAATTCGGCCGCCAAGTGTTCATCGGCAAGACTGCCGCGATCTTTCCCGACGCCAAGATCAGCGGACGCATGGACACCGCCGCGATTGTCGAGGCGTTGCTCAGCATCAGCGGCGAAGACCAGCAGACCATCCCGCGCAAGAACATCGGCGACTGGACCGGGCAACTGACGGTCCGCTTTACCATCCTCACCAACGAACCGCCGAAGATGGACGATGCGTCCGGCGCCCTGGTGTCCCGCATGCTGCTCTTACCGCTCGTGGAGACGTTTCTCGGGCGGGAAGACCTAGAATTGACCGACAAGCTCATCGCCGAGCTCCCAGGCATCTTGAATTGGGCGCGTGCCGGTTTTGTGCGACTCAGAGAACGCGGGCGGTTCCTCGACCTCGCGCTCAGCGACGACATGCGAGACGATCTCCGCGAGCTCAACAGCCCGATCCACGCGTTCGTGGCGGATTGGTGCGATCGCACCGACGAACACGCGAGTATCGCGCGCAGAGACCTCTACACCGCCTACCAGCGCTGGTGCAAGGAGCACGGCCGCGATCACCCAGGCACGGAGCAGCAATTCGGGCAGCGTCTCTCGTCGGCCTTCCCGGCCATCCGGTCCACACGACCCAGGACCGAAGACCCGTCTCGGCCCCGTTTTTACAATGGCATTGATCTTGTCTTGTCGCAGAAAAGACCGTAAGTGATGCAAACGGTCCACTGGTCCATACGAAATAAATCTTGGTCCACACGCGTATGGACCGCGCAAGTTGTTGAAAATACAATCAAAATCAGTCGTGGTCCATACGGTCCATACAAAACTACCTACCTATACACTATGTGTTGATTAGAGGGGGTGAGTTAGGAAATCGACTGGACCGTGTGGACCGTATGGACCCAATACACAGACACTTTGGAGGACACATGGACGAGCTGGTCAGGCGGTTGCGGAGCGTGGACGAGCACGACGTGAGCTTCGACCGATCGATGCTGGCTGAGGCCGCCGACACCCTCACCCGGCTCGCGGCGGCGCTGGAGGGACTGGTAGAGGCGGTGGAGCCGTCTATTGAGCGCGACAATGAGCGTCCCTGCCGAATCTGTGGTGCGCCTGACCACTCGGCACTGCTTCATGGCGATCGCACGCGCAGGCTGGCGCATGACAATCCGACGCTTGTCGCCGCTCGCGCCGCGCTGCGGGAGGTGGGGCGTGGCTAGCCGGCAGCGAGACGAGACGAAGGCGCTCTATGAGGCGTATCGTGAGGCTGCTGGCCGCGCGGCTGAAGCTGCTCACGGATTCGTCGTGGTGTCCACAACCGCGAACGTTCAGATGACGGAAGACGGCGCGTTCGTCGAGGCGACAGTTTGGGTGCCTCATGGTGCCGATGCCGCCCTATTGCGCCCATCAGGAGGTGCAGCATGAATAAGCGCCGTCGCTTCAAGGCGAAGCGGAGCCTAGGAGCGAATATCTCCAAGCGCTGCGCCGAGTGGCCGCAGCGATTCGTGCCGTGCGTCATCGTCAAAGCGTCTGTGTGGCGGCATCACCTCGCGCTCGGGCAGGCTCTGGACGAGTCCTATCGCGCGGAGCCCTTGCGCCCCGGTGTAGACTGAGCTATGGCTGAGCAGCAACTATCGGCGCTCATCTACTCGATTCGCTGTCAAATCGCTCGCGACAATCGCGCAAAGGGCCCGACGCGTCGAATTGAGGATCGCGCCGAAGCCGTCCGCGCGCTCAATGCCTCTTTCTGGCGCCTGTGGAATGAGCCGCTGCGCGCGAATACGCACGAGGCGCCGCGTGCCTGACACAAAGTGGACCTGCCCCCACTGCCAAACCGAGCAAACGCACGACGCCTGGTGCGAGTTGTGCCACAACGCGCGCTATGTGACGTGGGAGATTCAATTCGCGCATCACATCCTCGAGCACTTGCAGGACGGGCTCGCGCAGCCGCTGGAGATTCTTGAGGCGATGCAGGCGCGGCCGTGCTACGCCAAGAGGCAGTTGGAACTCGGGCACATCGCGCGATCGATGCGGCTGCTCACGAAGGACACGACGGCGCTGGCGCGGCAGATTGCGAAGGCGCGCAGCTCGCGCACGATGCTGGAAGTGCTCGAGAGGGGCGATACGAAGGACAAGATCGCCGTGCTCAAGGGCATTCAGGTGCTCGGCGACGTCGTGGAGCACAAGGGCGAGCTGATCACCAAGCACGTCGTGGAGTTGCACGAGGGGCCGCCGCCGCGTCGCGATGGCTGAATCTCGCACAACGTTCTACGGCGCGCACGCGCGATTCTTTCGCGACGAGACGCGCGAGATCGATGTGGAAGGCGCGCTGCGGGCAGGTAAGACCCGCGTCTGTCTAGAGAAGATCAAGCACTTCGCCGTCACGTATCCCGGCATCCATTGCTTCATCGCGCGGTGGGCCGGTGACGGCATTCAAATCCTCAAGGCGCAGTGGGAAGCGGTCTGCGCGCATGCCGGCGTGACATGGGACTGGAACGCGAAAGAGGAATACTACGAGCTCGAGAACGGTTCGTGGGTCTACGCGCGCTCGCTGCGCAGTCAAGACAAGGCGATGCGCTACTCCAAGGTGCGCGGCATCGAAATCGCGGTCGGATACATCGACCAAGCCGAGGAGTTGGAAAAGGCGTCCGACGTCTACGATGAATTCGCCTCGCGCCTCTCGCAACCTGGATATCCGCACCAGATGATCATCAGCCCACAGTCGGTGCCGCCCGATCACTGGATTGCGAGCGACGAGTATTTCCCGTCAGAGCCGAGCAAGCGCAAGCCGTGGCGCGCGTATTACGCGCTGCCGACGAGCGACAACGCGCACAATCTCGAACAGGACTATCTCCCAGACCTTGAACGGCGCTATCCGGAAGGGCATCCGAAGCGCGGGCCGCTCGTGCTCGGCACGCGTGGACGTGTCGTGCTCGGGTCGCCGGTCTATGGGTGGGCATTCATTCGCGAGCGGCACGAGGCGGTTGCGGAATTCGACCCACGGCTCCGCTTGGAGTTGTCGCTCGACTTCGGCAAGCACCATCCGTGCATTCTCGCGCGGCAAGTGTCGGCGACGGGACAAGTGCGCTACTTGGGCGGCATCATTGGGCACGATGTGTTCCTCGATGCATTCTTGACGCGCGCGTTGCAGATCCTCGCGCAGTGGTTTCCGAATCCGATCGAGACTGCGTGGTGCTGCGACCCGGCCGGCGTGAGCAACCCGCTCGGCGTGGACCTCAAGACGATTCTCAACCCACATGGCGTGCTGCCGCGCTATGTCGAAGATTCCAATTCGCCCGTGGTGCGCAACGCGATGATCGAGCGCGTGACGAAGCAGATGCGCGAGCGTGCGCTCGATGGGTCAGAAGCTTTCGTCGTATCGAAAAGCCAGCGCTGGCAGATCATGGCGACGAGCGGGCTGACGCTGGACCGATTCTTCGCGGACGGGTTGGAATTCGGCTATGTGTGGGACGAGCTGGTGATTTCGGTCGGCAACAAGCAGATGCGGCGTCCGAAAAAGGACGGCTGGTATGAGCACGCGCAGAACTGCCTGGAGTATCAGGAGGCCAACTTTGGCAGCGCGCCGTTTAAGCCCAAGCCCGTGTCCAAGCCGGCGACGCTGCCCGCAGCGATGACGGGTGCAACCGGCTGGATGCGCTAACGCTGTGGTAGGATACAGCCGAGCATGACGCCTCCCTTCGCCCGCCCCGGTCAGATGGGCCTCTCGTGCGGCAAATGCGGCGATGCGATGCTCGTCACGTCGCACGATGGGCGGTTGAAGCCGGAGATTTGGTTCTGCCAGCGGTGCGAGCAGGCGTGGAGCGTGCCGATGGTGCCGGTGATGAGCGCGAGGGTGCAGCGATGAGGCAAACGATGGACGACGTCACCGGCAAGCCGCTGCCGCCCACGGGATGGGCCGCGTTGAGCAGCGCGCAGCGGTCCGAGCAGATGGACGTGCTGATTCAGCAGATCGTCGCGTTGACCGACCATGCCAACAAGTGCGCGCGGGCTGTCGCCGAGCTCCAAGCCGCCGCGAAGGGCCACGAACTGCGCATCATGGGGCTGGAGGCGCGCGTCGAGGCGCTGTATGCGCCGCGACCGTGGTGGGCGCGTCTGATGGGCCGCTGAGCATGTTCCACCTCCCCGACCTCCCCACCGCCGGCTACGCGACGATCCGCGAGCGCGAGCTGACCGACATGGTCATGCAGTTCATGCGCGAGGTGGAGCGCGATCGACTGCGCCTGCTGACCATCGTCATCGAAGGCAAGACGCGCTGGCGCTCAGTCGCCGGCAGCATCTGGCGCGGGCACCGCATCGGCGAGGAGCACGCCTTGCTCGATAGCATCTACGACTACTTCACGCTCCAAGCCTGCCGGCCGCGCACGCAGATGCTCCTGCTGCGGTATGCGAAGAATCCGGATAAGTGGCGCGACATCGTGCGGATGGTCATGCCGCATCTGGAGCGGGAGCGTGAGACGCTGCGGTTGGCGCGGAAGTGGGGCGTATGAATCGGCGCAAGGTCGCAACGGTCGCGCGCGTCGTCATCATCAAGTCGCCAAGCGGTTTTGTGCTGAACATCGACCCGTTAACGCGTGAGGCAACGAAGGACGCGCAGCAATTTTCGTTCGTCGCTGGAACATTGGCCGGTGGGACGTTGAGCATCCTTCCGCGTGAGCAGTGGGTTGATAGTCCCGAGATTCTAGAAGTGGGCAGCGTGCGCCTTGGCTGACCGCGCCACCCCCGACCCGGTCATCGCCGAAGCGCGTAAGTGCTGGCAGAAGTGCGACGAAGCCAGCGAAGCGCAGCGCAAGCGCATGGTCGCGGCGAAGAAGTTCCGCGCGCTGGATCAGTGGCCCGACGCGATCAAGATTCAGCGCGAAGGCGGCGGATCGATTGCTGGACAGCCGCCGCAGCCGCCGCGCCCGTGCCTCGTGGTCGATCGCCTCTCTCAACCGTGCCGGCAGATTTCCAACACGATCAAGAACGCGGATTTCGGTTTCGACGTGCAGCCGGTCGGGCAGGGCGCGGACGTCGAGACCGCGGAGATCTTCCAAGGCTACCTCCGCCGCGTGCAGAACGAAGCGCGCGGGGAGTCACCGGTCGAATGGGCCGCGGACGGCGCGATCGAAGGCGGCATCGGCTGGTTTCGGCTGCGCAGCGACTACGTGCATCAGACGTGGGACGGTGTGCCGGAGGAAGCCGTCTTCGACCAAGAGCTGCGCATGGAGCGCATTGCGAACAACCTCACGGTCTACTGCGACCCGTCCGCGATGCGGCCGACGCGCTCCGACGCACAGTTCATGCTCGTGACCGAGGACATGGACCGAGACGAATTCGAGCGCAAGTATCCCGACGCGGACCTGCGCGGGCTGGAGGAATTCTCGTCGACGGGCGACATGGACGGGTGGGTCAGCGACAGCATCATCCGCATCGCGGAGTATTGGCGCATCACCTACACCGATCGGCCGTTCTACTGGCTCAAGGACGGGTCGATCGGCGAAGGCAGGCCGCCCAAAGGCGCCGACGTGCGGATGCAGCGCACGATGAAGGTACCAACGGTCAAGGGCTACAAGATCAACGCGGTCGAAGTGCTCGAGCAGTGGGACTGGGCCGGTTCGCGCATTCCGCTGATCCCGGTCATCGGTGAAGAGCTGAACGTCGACGGCAAGCCGGTGCTGCGCGGCGTGATCGAAATGGGCATGGACGCGCAGCGGATGGTGAACTACACCTACAGCGGCGCGATCGAGATTTACGCGCTCGCATCGAAAAAGGCGCCGATGATTCCCGGCGCGGCCGTGTCGAACTACAAGGCGATTTGGGACACGCGCAACATCGTCAACTACTCCTACCTGCCCTATGATCCGTGGGACGAGCAGGGCCGACCGCTCGACAAGCCGACGCTCGACACGACGGACGCACCGATCCAGGCGTCTGTCGCGCTCATGCAAGTCTCCGAAGAGGCGATCAAGGCCAGCACGAGCACGGGCGATGCCTCGCTCGGCAACACGAATCCGAACGAGCGCAGCGGGAAGGCGCTCCAGGCGCTGCAGGTGCAGTCCGAACTGGCGAACAGCAACTACCCTGACAACGTGCGCCGCGCCTACATCTACGCCGCGACGTTGATGCTGGAGATCATACCGAAGATCACGCGCCCGGGCCAGATTCTACACATTCTCGGCATGGACGACGAGCCGAAGCAGGTCATGGTCGGCAAGCCGTTCAAACCGGGACAGAACGGCGTGCCCGAGCCGGCGCCAGACGACATCACCGCCGAGCTCGCGAAGGTGCAGGGCTCGCTCTACAAGTTCTACGACCTCAACAACGGGACGTATCACTGCACCGTGACGATGGGCAAGGCGACCGCGACGCGCCGCGAGGAAGGCGCGCAGGCGCTCGGCAACCTACTGCCGCATCTGCCGCCGGAGATGCAGGTCAAGATCATCCCGGACTACATCAAGCAGCTCTCGTTTCCGGGCGCACAGGCGATTGCCGAGAAGCTCGAGCCGCCGGCCCCGGATCAGGCGCTCCCGCCGCAAGTCCAGGCGCAGATGCAGCAGTTGCAGCAGCAGAACGCCGAACTCCAGAAGGCCGTCGAGACGGATCAGGTTAAGGCGCAGGCGACAATCGAGGCTGCGAAGGTAAAGGCCGAGGCCGATCTCCGTGCGGCGCAGATGGACGCGGACGTTCGGATCAGGCTTGCCGAAATGGACCATGCAGCGAAGATCGAAGTGGCTAGGATTACAGCTGCGAAGGAACCGATGAACATCGCCGCCCAAGCCGCCGAGGAACGGCTCGCGACTGGTCTGGAGCAGGCGCACGACGTCGGCCTGACCGCGATGGAGCAGGCGCACGAGCGCGACATGGCGGCGCAGTCGCACGCACAGGCGCTTGAGCAGGGCGCGGCGCAGGCGGCGAACGCGGCCGAGTCACAGGCGACCGACCAGGCGCATCAGGCGGAGATGGCAGACAAGGCGGCGGAACAGGCCGAGCAACAGCGAGGGGAGGAATAGCATGCCGCTCAAGAAAGGCACCTCGCGCGCCACCATCGCGCGCAACATCCGCACCGAAGTGAACGCGGGCCGTCCGCAGCGTCAGGCGGTCGCCATCGCGTTGCGCACGGCGCACCCGCACAAGAATATCGGGCCGTACCTGCACAAGAAGAAGGGCTAGGATTGACAATGGCGCTATACTGCCGTGGTCAGGCATGAGCGGCGAAGCGAACACGGTCACGAGCGTTGAGCAGGACGGCCGCACGCTGTCCGGCGTCGGGGCCAGCGCCGATGCGCTCGAAGCGGTCATGGAGCGGCATGCGCCATCCGATGAGCCCGCCAAGCCTGCCTCCGAGACCAAGCCGGCCGAGCCCGAGCCCGTTCAACAGCAGACCCGCGGACGCCAGCGGTTCTCCGACCTGACGAAAGAGCGCGACGAGGCGAAGGCGAAGGCCGAGGCCGCCGAGAAGCGCGCCGCGGAACTGGAGGCCAAGCTTGCCTCGCCTCAGGCCGCGCCTGCCGCCGCAGCCGAGCCTCCGAAGCCCGCGACGGAGCCCTCCAAGCCGGAGCGTTTCACCTTCCCGTCATACAAAGCAGCGTTGGAGGCCAATCCCAGTCTCGAATACGACGACTGGGAGATCGAGCGCTTGCAGGCGTTCTCGGACTGGAAGGACCAGCGTTCGAACATCGACGAGCGCATCGGGCAGCGTCTCGCCGCCGAGCGAGCCGCGCAGGACTTCCACAGCGTCGTTGCCAAGACGCATGCGAAGGGGCGCGAGGCGTATGCCGACTTCGACACGATGCGCAACTCCGGGCCTGGCGCGGGCGTGCTGCTCGGACCGACGAAGGACGAAGCCGCGCAGCGCGTTGCCTTCATCGTGCAGCACCCGCAGTCCGAACATCTCCAGTATGCGATTTCCAAGGACGGCGATCTCGCGCGCAAGCTCGCCGGGATGAGCGCGATCGAATTCGGGCTGGAGATTGCGCGGATCGTGCCTACCGCGGCGCCGGCACGTCCGCGCGCGGTTGCGCCGCCACCGGCTCCATATGAGCCCGTCAACACAGGCACGAGCAGCAGCACGCCGGCCTCGCGCGACCTCGCCGGCAAGGGCTTCGACTTCGACAAGAGCGGGTATCGGGAACGGCGCGCGGCAGAGCGGAAGGCGGCGCGGCGGTGACGACCGTGGCTTCGGAGCAGGATACCAAACAGTTCGGGATTGAATTCGGATACGATTCAGAACTGGAAGCTACAGCAGCGGAGGCGGATTTAATCGATCGTCTCTCTTCCTACCTTCGGAATAACGGGTATCGTTCGGTGTCTGCCCCTAGTTTGCCGTCAACGGTTTCCAATGGCAGGATCGTGGGCAATTTCCGGATAATCGTGCAATACATTCCGCCGTGGTTGCCGAGTCGGTTTGCGGATCAGTTCTGCGTGCGCGTCGATACATTTGCGACCCGTTAAAGTTGTGCTAGGATAGCCGAAAGTTTTTCACGCCTCGCCTCCCGCGCCTTTCCGGCCTCGCGGGCAGACAGGCACACGACAAGGCCGCGACCCTCATCAGCCGGTAGGGGTTGCGTTGCTCGGTTCGTGGTGCCTGTATGGCCAACCAGTTTCTCACCAACGACATCGTCACGTTCGAAGCGCTCGACGTGCTCGAGAACACGGACGCGATGTTGATCGAGATCAACAGCGAGTATTCCGACCAGTTCGAATTCGGCGGCGCGGTGCTCGGCCAGACGCTGAACATCCGCAAGCCGCCCCGCTACATCGGCCGTCTCGGTCAGGCCGCGCAGATCGAAGCGATCACCGAAACGCAGGTGCCCCTGACGCTGTCGTTCCAGCGCGGCGTGGACACCCAGGTCAGTTCGCAGCAGCTCACGCTCGACATCGACAACTACCGCGAGCGCGTGCTCAAGCCGCAGATCGTGCGGCTGGCGACGCTCATCGACGTGGACGTCTGCAACCTCGCGCAGGGCCTCAACAACTTCGTCGGCGTGCCCGGCACGACCCCGTCGACCCTGACCGTCTACGGGCAGGCGAAGGTCAAGCTGGACAACCTCGCCGCGCCGATGGACGGTCGGTGCATGTTCCTCGATCCGACCGCCGACTTCACGCTGATGGACAACCTGAAGGGGCTGTTCAACGCCGGCAAGGCAATCAGCGCGCAGTATGAGTCCGGCGGCATGACCAAGTCGGGCACGCTGAACGCCGACTGGTATGTGGACCAGAGCATCTACAAGCAGACGCTCGGCACGGTCGGCGGAACGCCCATCGTCAGCGCGGTTCCGGCGTCCGGCGCGACGTCGATCGCGACGACCGGCTGGAGCTCGACGACCCTGAACGCGGGCGACATCGTCTCGTTCGTCTCGTCCTCGACACCGGTGCAGGGCGTCAACCCGCAGAACTACCAGACGACCGGCGAGACGATGCAGTTCGTCGTCACCGCGACGGTCAGCGACACCGGCGGCGCGATCACGATCCCGATCGGACCGGCCATCATCGGCCCCGGCTCGCAGCTCCAGAACGTGACCAATCTGCCGGCCGTGAACACGCCGGTCTACTTCTACAACACGCCTGCCGCGTCGTTCGCGAGCGTGTCCGGCAAGGTCAGCGCGCAGAATCTCGCGGTCCACAAGAACTTCGGCACGCTCGCGATGGTGGACATGCCGCTGCCGGGCGGCACCGACAAGGCGTATCGTGCCTCGTCGCGCAAGTCGGGCAAGTCGATCCGCGTCATCCGCGATTACGTCGCGACGACTGACCAGTGGATTCAGCGGCTCGACGTGCTCTACGGCACGGCGGTGCTCCGGCAGGAACTCGGGTGCCGCGTCGGCGGCTAGTCAACAGTAGGGCATGTGAGGACGTGCCCGTCACCTACTGAGGTAGCGTTATGGCAACGACAGCAACGACCCTTGCGGGCGCCAAGGCGCTCAACGACAAAACGATTCGGCTCACCTCCTCGACGGGCATCGCCAACAAGATGCTCGTCAAGGTCGATCAGGAGTGGATGCGCGTCACCGACGTGTCGCTGGCGCCGACGGTGCAAGTCGTGCCGGGCTACAACGGCTCGACAGCGACGCCGCACGGCATTCTCGCGCCTGTCGAATACGGCTACCCCACGGACTTCGTCGCGGTGTATGCGACCAACCCGCAGCTCGAAGTCGTCTCGCAGAGTTTCGGCGCGGATGGCGCGATCACGGGACCGAACGGCTCCGGCGTGCCGGTCGTGGACACCATCGTGTATCTGAACAAGGCCACGGCCGGCGCCTACACGATCGCGCTGCCGAGTCAGGGGCAGTCCAACACGATCACGTTCATCTCGACCACGGCGGCGGCCCATACGGTCACGATGACGAGCAATCCGGGCGGATCGGACGTTGCGACGTTCACCGCTGTGATCGGAGCGTCGTTCACCATCAAGGCTCAGCCGGGCGCGTGGGGCATCATCGCCACGGGCCTCGTGACGGTGGCCTGACATGATCACGCCCATTGTCGGCACCGGATCCTTCGACGCCAGCGCGGCGGCGAGCATCAACAACAACTTCCTCAACGTGCCGAGTTTCGACCTGTGGGTGCGCCCGCAGGCCGTGAGCGGCAACGGCGAGACCGGCACGTTCACGCAGCCGTTCTCGAGCTTCACGGCCGCCGCGGGCTTCATGCGCGCCGGCATGACGATCGGCTTCCAGGGCGTCACGAAAGAGAATTTCGTCGCCCCGGTCCTGAACGACATCAACATCATCGGCGTCGCCAACCAGCCGCGGCAGGCGACCGACAGCGGCATCGCGAACGGCGGCGGCGCGACGTGGCTCAATCCTGGCACTGTCGCGTCGCCGCTCGTTTCCCTCGCCAGCAACACGAGCGATGCGCCGACGCAGGCGTGGCGCTTTCAGAACATCTTCTTCAACAACGCGGGCGATGCGGCGTGCGTCAAGCTCGATCGCAAGATCACCGGCTCGGACTCGTCGCATGCGTCGTTCTACGGCTGCTGGTTCACGGGCGCGGATTCGGGCATCCAGACGGGCGAGATCATCAACCTGACGGTCGACGGGTGCCTGTTCTTCGACTTCGTCGGCGCGGGCGACTGCGGCATCGAAGCCTCGATCGCTGGCGGCATCGCGAATCCGCCCTACCTCCAGTGGGTCATCAGCAACAATCGCTTCGTCAACAACGTCGATCATGTCGTCGGCGCGCTGCGCAACGCGACCATCTTCAACAACAACTTCGTCATCGTCGGGCGCACCATAACAACGACGATCGCGCTTTCGCTCACCGGTGGGGCCGGCAACAGCGTCTACAACAACATGTTCAACCGGCCGCTCAACACCAGCCCGAACGCGACGCTGTTTGTCGGCGGCACGGGCGACGTGTGGAGCAACAACTACGGGTCGGACAACATCTTCTTCGGCGTGCCGGACAACTCGTAACGGAGGCACATGGCTCTGGACCTCGCAAACCTCACCCCGGAAGACCTGATTGCGCTCAAGGCGCGGCTGGACGGCCTGACCGACGTGTCGGGCCGTTCGCCCGCTCGACCGCGGCAATTGCACGACCTCACGCTGCTGCCGACCGCCGATGACCCGCGCCCGACCTTTTTCTGGAGCGCCGAGCCGCCGCGCAATGCGGGCGATCTGCGCAAGACGACGCCGTTTCCGCGCCTGATGTGGCATTCGGAGACGGGCGTCGAGATCGCCGTCATGTCGGCGGCGTCGCAGGCGACCGCGACGGCAGCTGGCTACCTCGAATATCCGCCGTTCGACGCGGTTGAAGACCCGATGGACGTGCTCGCGGCGCAGATCGACGCGCTGTCCGAACAGGACCGCGCCGCGCTCATCGAGTCGCAGCGTCAGGACCGCATCAACGCGCTCCGGTCGCAGCTCGCGGCGATGCCGGAGGAGAAGCTGGCGGCGCTGCTCGCGAAGGCGGAGCCCAAGAAGGCGAAGAAGGCATCATGAGCGGCTACCCCAAGCTCGTATGGCTGAAGGATGGCCGCGAGGTGACGGTGCGGTCCGACTCGGACGTGCTCAAGCTCGTCGCGGACGGCGTGTATGCGCCGCCGCCGGAGTCGGAGCCTGTTCCGGTGGCCGAGGTGCCGGCCGACGATGTGCCGGTGGCTGAGGTGCCCGCAGAACCGCCCCAGGCGCCCCAGGACGCGCCGGACGAGGAAGGCCCGACCTTCGGCCCTCCGCACGACCAGACGCACGCCAAGCGGGGCGGCAAGAAGAAGTAGATGGCGACCGTCCGCGCCATTGGCACGCAGGCGCTTATCGAGCTCGGGGTCATCAGCCCCGGCGTGGCGATGCCGGCGGGGCTGTCTGATACCGTCCTGAACCGTGCGCAGGGCATGATCGACGCGTGGGCCGCGAATCGGCTCACGCTGTCGTTGCAGCTCCGCACGGTGTTCACGATGCCGTCCGGCGACAGCTCGATTCAGGTGGGCACCGGCCAGGCCGTCAACATCGTGCGGCCGATGTGGATCAACACGATCAACTACCTGATTCCAGGCTCGAGTCCGGCCGTTGAAGTGCCGATCGGGCAGATGGACGAGGACGCCTACGCGGCGCTGTCGATCAAGGCGCTCCAGTCGGCGCTTCCGCTCCAGTCGTTCTACCAGACGAACCTCTCGGACGCGTTCGGCACGCTGTTCCTCTGGCCGCAGGTGACGCAGGACGTCGAAATTGCGCTCTATACGCCGCAGGCTATCGGCGTGCCGGCGACACTCGATACGGACCTGATCGGACCGCCCGGCTACCGCGATGCGTTCATGTATGGCCTTGCCGAGCGCCTCGTGACGCCGCTGGCGGTCGAGACGGCCGACGTGCCGATGCTGGCGCGGTTGGCTGCGCGCGCGTGGGATTCCATGACGCGCCCGAACATCACGCCTGGCGTGCTCGGCATCGACGCCGCGCTCGTGCCGCATTCGGGCGCGGGCTACAACATCTTGTCGGACGTCACACAGACGTCGAGGTAAGCGATGGGTCCGTATTGTCTCGTTCCAAGCCTGCCGCAGCAGTTGCACGATGCCGCGACTACCGGCAACGGCGGCATTTTCCTGCCGCACGGTCAGACGGCCCGCGTGACGCTCGCCATTCAGGGCGCCGGCACGATCAGCACGGGCGTGCTCTCTATCGAGGAAGCCTACTGGAAGGACCTGGACGGGTCAGGGCCTGATCCGGTCTATGCAGGGACGTGGAGCGTGATTCAGAGCGTGACGCTGACGGCCTTGACCGGCGGTGCGCAGCAGGTCGTTCACGTCACCGGCTCTGTCTGGGCGCTGCGGGCGCGCATCACGACGAACGTGACCGGCAGTGGCGGATCGGTCAGCGTGTGGGCGTGGGGGAACTGATGACTCTTGCCGAACGCCTCAACGACGCGCACGAGCGCGCACGCAAGCTGTATCTGCGGCGGCAGGATGTCCAGGCGCAGCTGGCGCAGGTCCATCAGCACGCACAGGCGCTCGATCTCGCGCTCGTGAAGTCGGACGGCGAGATCGCGGTGCTCGAGCAGTTGATTGCAGAACAGGGGGCGCCGAATGGCGTCTAGCATCTTCGTGACGCCGCTCGGCCAGGCCGTGGCGGTGTCCAGTCTGGTCGTCACCGAGTCATCCGGCGCTGTGCCGCCAATTGAAACGCATACGCCGTTTGCGAACGGGATCGACTGCTATTCGCACTCGGACACGGCGTTTCGTGGACCTGCGATCAATCTCTACAAATCGCGCGGCACACAGGCCGCACCGACGGCGATCCAGTCTGGTGATACGCTCGGTTACATGGAATGGGGCGGTTACGATTCGGCGGCCTATGTCGCCGCGTCTTCATCGATTATCGTTACGGCTGGAGAGAACTGGACAAGCAGCGCGCATGGCACCACCACGACGTTTCGCAACACCAAAACAGGATCGTCGGGGGCTGGTATCGCGCTCACGTTTAGCGGAGCGCTGAACAACGTCGGCGTCGGCGTTTCTGCGGCAACGGCAGCGCTGCAGTTGCGCGCCGGAACGACCGCTGCGTCAAGTGCGCCGCTCAAATTCACATCCGGACCCTTGATGACGTCTGGAGAGGCTGGCGCGTGCGAGTTTCTCACGGATGACTTTTACGCGACCATCACGACAGGCACGGCGCGCAAGGGCATCGTCCTCAACGACGGATCGAATCTCACGAGCGGGAAGATTCCCATTGCCAGCACCAATGGCCGCCTCATCGACGGTCAGACGCCGCTCGCCGGCACGAAGGTCTATTGGGTGTCGGACACCAGCGGCGGCGCGGTGAATCGCAAGCTCACCTTCATCGCCGGCATTCTCACGGCCGAGACGTAACGCATGGCGTCGAGCGTGTTTGTTGGGCCGCTGGATGCGTCCACGTCGGCGCGGACGCTCAGGCTAGAGTCTACGCCGAACATCACATCGCCCACGGCTGATTTTCAGACCGGGCTGTCGTTGACCGGAGACACCACGGCCTACAGCAGCATCGAAATCCACAACCGCTATGCGGTGGCGATCGATATGTATACGCACGACGACGCGGGATTCCGTGCGCCATACGTGAATTTCTACAAGTCTCGCGGATCGCAGGCAACGCCAACGCCGCCGACGTTGACGGGCTACGAAACAGACTCGCTCGGCGGTATCAACTTCAGCGGGTGGACTGGCAGCGCCTACGAATTTGGCTGTGGCATCTACACGCAGGTGATGGAGGACTGGGGGCCGGGGAAGCGCGGCGCGGCCGTGTCGATTTACGGTCGCAACAACAACGGCGGCAACGGTCAGCAATTGATTCAGTTTGGCGGCATCGACTCGGTCGATCAAGCGGCGCGAAACTCAAACGGCGTGTGCGGCAATATCATCAGCTATCGTCCGCTCGTGTTTCACGGCAATCGCAGCTCCAACGTCGGGCTGTTCCCAGTATCGGCCAATGAAGATCCGCAACTGCACGTCAAGAACGGGCTCGACAACGCCTACGCGAAACTGTTCTGCGGTCCGTTGACGCTGCCGGGCGGGCTCGTCACCTACGGCGCAAACGACAGCGCGGGCGCCGGCTTTCGTCTCCTGCGCGTCCCGAACGCGTGAGCCATGCAGATCCAGCCCTACGTCGGCTTCGTCGGTCCGAGCTACACGACGCAGTCGAAGATCGCGGCCGACGATCGGACCGTCAACTGGATTCCGTCGAAGATTGAATCCGGCACTGGGCCAGCGGCGTATGTGTTCGATCCGGCGCCGGGCTTCCAGTCGTATTGCACGCTCGGCGACACGCCGGTGCGCGGGTTCTTCAGCCTGAACGGCGGCGACTTCGCGGTCGGCGGGGAGAACCTCTACGAACTTCCGTCGTCGAGCGGAGGCAGTCCTATCTTGCGCGCCGAGGGCATCGTCAACCTTGACAACACGCCCGTGTCGATCGCTGGCAACGGCGACGGCGGGCACCAGTTGATGCTCGCGAGCTGCTCGAAACTCTACTGCTTCGAACTACTGACGAACACGCTCACGCTCATTCCGGACATCACGGCGACGTTCGTCGTGTTTCAGGACGGCTATTTCATCGCGTTGAACCCGAACACGTCGACGATTTACCTGTCTGCGCTCGAAAACGGCCTCTCGTGGGACTTGCTCGACGCTGCGCAACGCAACGACTCGCCGGATAAGTGGCTGTCGATGATCGTGCGGCCGAAAGAGGTGTGGCTATTCGGGTCCGAGTCCACGAGCGTCTACTACGACGACGGCAATGCGGACTTTCCGTTCGTGCCGAATCCGAGCGTGGCGATTCCCTACGGCTGTCCCGCGCCGTATTCGGTCGGACTCGTCTACGGCTCGCCGATCTGGCTCGCGAACGATCTGACGGTGCGCTACGCGGCTGGCAACGGCTACACCGGCCAGCGTGTCTCGACGCACGCGGTGGAGTTTGCCATCGCGGGCTACGCGCAGGATTCGATCATCTCCGACGCCGACTGCTTCACCTACGAAGAGAACGGGCACGCGTTCTACGTGCTCAATTTCCCGACCGCGGGCGCGACGTGGGTCTTTGATCTCGTGACGCAGCTCTGGCACGAGCGCACCGTGACGTCGGACGAAGCGGACGAGACGGTCTCTCCGGTGTGGTTGCATACGTGGGCGAACAACGCGCATCTTGTCGGCAGCCGCACGACAGGCGTCATCTACCAGCAGTCGCAGTTCTTCGCCACCGACGTGGACGGTTCGTCTGGACTCAGACGCGTGCGCCGGGCTCCGCATCTCGTCGAGGGGTTGAAGCGCATCCGCTACGGCCTGTTCCGCCTGCACATGGAAGTCGGCCTTGG